AGTATCGAACCTCGGAGGGCCGTGTAGTGATCATGGAAGCAAAGGGAGGCGTTGATGGGGCCTTGGTTCACATAGAAGGCGGATTGCGATCTGCATGTTCATACACCAACAGCGCAAAACTTTATGAATTAAGAACGAATGCAAAATTCATCCGCGTCAATCGTCAGCTTAATGAGTACTTTGAAAATCAAACAATAGGTATTTAAGGACAATCGGCAATAGATTCCCACTTTGCCGGTATGAGGGATATACATTCCTCACAGTTCATATCTAAAAGAAAGGACACAATGGAAGACAAGGCTAAAGAAAACAAGGTAACTAATGGCGATATTGAGTTCGCATTATTCCTTGCTGATTCCGAAGACAATAAAGAGGCTTCTGGAATGCACAATTTTATAATTCCACCGAGCATCTATAAAGTTTATATAGAGACATCGACAAGAGACGATGGATTTGATCCGGCAGATGAAATGAATGAGGTTGCCTACAACGTTTATGTTGCAGTTGATGGCATGTATTTCATGTTTGGCCAGTTTAGTACTCGCAAGCAGGCAGTCATGTTCGCAGAAGTCACTTCGCTTCAGGTAGAAAAAAATCTGAAGAATAAGCTAATCTCTAATCTGAACACAACAACCTTTAGGGGAGAAGAAGATGAATAAGTCTGGACGTAGAATGGTAAAAGTTCGTAAGAAGCGAAAAGAGAACATCAAGGCAAAGGTGCGCGAACAGATCGCACAAGCAGCTATTGCGAAAGAGGCACGTTCTCGCAAGCGTAAGAAGCCTAATCAGAATTGAAGTTCTTCAATACTGTGCAGCGCAGATTGTGGAATGAACCAGGCTTTTGGTCGATCATTATAAGTTTTTGGTTCATGATCATATCTCTCTGATCCTTTGATCCATCCAGCAATTCTATAGCGACAGGCGCTCCCGACTACTAGGACATATGTCTTGTGGTCGGGATCGTCTTTTCTTAAAATAAGGTCGTAGTCGTCTTCTCTTCTAGTCCTGACTTCAAATTCAAGTACGTCTGGTTGGGACCTAAAGGTATTGACAGTAAGAGCCTGATTGCTTCCTACGTATTTTTTAAATGCAACTTCCCCCCTAGCTCCCAAGAGATGATACTCAAGGTTTCTGCCGCCCTCTGCCCCATGTTTATCTTGTAGCTTAAGCTGTGATACCCCACTCATTCTTGCATTTGCCAGATCGCATGCTTCTGCAAGATCTTTTTTTGATAAAATCACTATTTTTTCTACCATATTTCATTCATCTTCTTGTTTGTTTTGCTATACTATTTATATGTCTATCGACCAAGTCACTCTTCAGCATATGTTGTCGGAAATGCCGCAGGTTTGGGTACGCCACCGCAAGAAGGCAAAAGGAAGGGCTCCTCATTGGGCAAGGGCTAGGCTACTTTCGATATCAAAAAACTTTGCAGTCATCAAGCCGGTCAAGCATGGCGGTAGAATTGAAAAAGTCCAACTTGAGACGATAAAGTTATGGAATAGCATGAATGGTAAGCTTTCCATGAACAATGAATAGACTTCAGCCTATAGTGTATTTCAGCAGTCTTGAAAAGCAAGCCTTCAGGGTAGATCATTACATAAAATCTTGGCTAGATGAACTTAGAGCGACATTTAGAATATTTTTTATTGAGGGTGCTTTATCTTCATCTATAGTGACAAAATCTAAAGATCTATTTAGGGATAGATATTATGTTTCATTAAACATGATTGATGACTTAGCTTTTGCTGCATTTTGTTTTGATGGCGGACCAATGTGCTCATTAGAAGTTTCAAACTTCATTAAAAGCAAAAATATTAAAAGAATTGGCGTTATATCTCGTGGGGAAATAAGAAAAGATATGGAATACGCCATTTCTATGGGCATGTTTGATGTGGTTGTAATGAGCCAGTGGTCTAAGACCCATGGATTTGACAAGCGAGTTTTGGATATTAATCCAGCACAGTCCATATACTTACTTGAAGATTCTTTCAATATAAATATAGATGACAAGGATGCCAGAAGTGGTATATGCGCTATCGTTGATCTATCTCATTCAGTAAAAACTATAGTAAATGCTCAGTTGAATATATTATCTAATGTCTTTGGTAATGGACACTTGCATAATGTTCACGATTATAATATTAAAAGTTTTTCCGATGGCCATATTGTATTACCTCAAGAATCCGAAAGCACTACTATTATAAGATTCGCGGCGTCACTATCATGTCAGGGCTTGCCAGTTTTTGTTCCTAAAGAAAAAATAGATAAATTTGGATTTGGTATGCCATATAAAAGCTTGTTGGATATAAAAAATATGACGATAAATATTAATAAATATGAGAATAACATTAAGTGCTTCAATTCTCATAAATTTGTTAGGGAAATATTATCTATAATTCATAGGAGTTAAAATGAGAGAAATAATTTGGTCTGTTTGCTCTGGAGACAATTGTTTGGCATTTCAAGGTTTTGTGAGATCATTGAGAGCCTCTGGCTATGCTGGAGACATCGTTGTTTGGTCTGAATTTCAGATCACTGGCGCTGAAAATATTCCACTAGATCAAAAAATTGAAATTGATTCTGGTGGTATGTGGAAATTTGAATACATGAAGAAGGTTCATGAGCTGTATCCAGACGCTCTGTTGGCTTATTTTGGACCATATCATTATTCTGCACACAAATTACCTACTTCTTTTGCTGAACTTATGAAAGAAGAAGACGCAATGTGCTTTTTAGAATCAGATATTCTGTGCGAACATACACGTAAATTAGAGTGGTCTGGCATAAATAACTACCAGTTGTATGATACGTCAAGAACATTTGGTAATTTATCTGATCAATTTTACAATCTCAACGCTAATCACTTTTTTGTAAAGCCAGATTATGTTAATACTTTTTATGAATTAATTTCTGAGGCTTCCAGTCACCTTAAAAGAAGACTATTAAAGATTTCAGATGAAATTTGCCTATCAATGGTCATGAATACAATATGTAAGAACAAAAACGCTTGTAGCATAAGAGAAAATGAGAACTGGTACGCCATGGATGTTCAGAATATATTTAAGGATAAACTTCCAGATGCTACTGCTTGGGAGACAGAAGAATGGTTTACTGGAGAAAAATCTATGGTCAATCCTGCTTTGATGCTTATTACAGGAAATCTCAATACTCTTAAGAACTTAGGTAGAAGTACGCTTGGTCCTCGTATAACAAAAGATGGACAAGCACCAGTGGCAAAAGGCTGTAGTTCATGCCAGCGGTCTAAGCCACAAATGGAGGTAAAGCCAGTAACTTAAACGTATTACAAAAATAGTAAAGTTGCTTTTTAAAAGGAATTACTATGATTATTCAAAGTTTTTTAACAATTCAAAACCAGATTAAGATACTGCACTGGCAAACCACTTCCTATGCTGCTCACAAGGCTCTCGGGAAAGCCTACGACGAGCTGGACGACCTTATGGATCAATTTGTCGAGGTGTATGCTGGAGGTGACAGAGGAATCCTTAAAATAGATTCTTTGTCTACTAAGTGTCATGGTATAGAAGCGGTAAAACCTATGGATTTTATTGACAGCGTAGAAAAATTCATTTCAGGTAAGCTTTCTGAGTCTATCTCAGAAGAGCGTACCGATTTGCACAACATCAAGGATGAAATGCTTAGTGTAGTCAATCGTACACGTTATTTACTGAATTTACAATAATATGAGCACAGATCAAGAAAAATTTGAAAATCTTCCCAGAGATTTCAGTATTCCAGTTGTTTACGATAACGATTCGGATATAGATATAGACGATTAGGACAGATGTCCGAGCGGTTGAAGGAGCAGCATTGGAAATGCTGTTTACGGGAGACTGTAACGTGGGTTCGAATCCCACTCTGTCCGTTATTTGGTTGCAGCAATGAATAAGAAAAAAGAAGCCTTAAGCTCCAAATCGGCAATTACAAGGCTTGAGCTTCATCATGTAGACGCCAGTGACTACTTCACTGGTAATGATGAAATTTACTTTATACCGATTCCACCTGGTATAACAGATCACTTGGGATGGTCTGACAACGATCAGCTTGATATGCAGATCAAAGATGGAAAAATTATCTTAACTAAAAAATAGGTAATTATATAGTTATTAAGAAATAGCTACATGCATCGCATATTCGAACTTATAAGTAATTTTACGAAGACTGCCTCTATCTCGCATTCTGTTTCTCGTTTTCAGACTGCGCTAATTAAAGGAAGCAGCCCCAAAAGTGCTCGTAAGAGCATGGAAGTAAAAATACACTACAGATCAAGTCAGAAAAAAGCAACAGTTGATGTGGATGAATTCACAAGATCTGGACATAAACATCGTTGCTACGAACTTGAAGATGTTGGCCGTGACGTATTTAAGAAAATGGAAAGCTTGATATCAAAAGGGCATTGGGGCATGTTTTTTGCTATAGTAA